TAGCTAATTTCAAACGTTTCCATCCCAAACCAGAAGAAGTACAATGTTCAGATCCTCAAGCAGAACCTGAATTTATTAAACCACATTTTGGATTAAAACTATTCCCTGTATGGCATGTTGGAACTGATTATTTACATGAAATTGGTAAAAATTGGTATAATTATTTAGTTGATAACGGTGTTGAATTTATTTGGGAAACTAAAGTAACAGGTATTGATTTTGATAAAAAAAATGTAATTATGCCTGATTCTAATTATGAAGGTTTAAGTAACTTATATCTAAGTTATGACAAACTCATATTTGGTGTAGGCAAATCAGGTATCGACTTTGGTAAACAACTAGCAGAACAATATGAATTACCAACTGAACCCAAAGCAGTACAAATAGGAGTTAGATTTGAAGCACCACAACACCATTTCCAAAAACTAATCGATATTTCATATGATTTTAAATTATATAGAAAATTTGAAGATAAAGGTGTTTCATTAAGATCATTTTGTACAAACAACAATGCAGCTTATGTAGCAGCAGAACATACCTATGGAGATTATAGTTACAATGGTCATGCTAAAAAAGATGAGGCATTTCGTAATGATATGACTAATTTTGGTATACTAATGGAAATTAGAGGTATAGATAAACCATTTGATTGGTCAAGAGAAGCAGTTAAAAAATTACAAATTAATGGTAAAGGAACATTTTATTCACCTAACTCAAACAGAGTACCATCTAAAACATCTGAAGGCGATTATGTTAAAACAGAAATAGTTAACAGTATGGATTCACTATATGATGCTTTAGGTGATTATGCTTTGTATATAGAAGACTTTATTGAAGATATGGAAAAAGTATTTCCAACATTAGGTAAAGATTGGGGTATATATATGCCGGAGGTCAAGTATTTAAGTCCAGAACCATTAGTTAACTACGATAATTTATCTTTAACCAAATATGACAATGTTCATTTTGTAGGAGATGCATTATCAGCAAGAGGCATTACAGTATCAGGAGCACAAGGAACATATGTAGCAGAAAATTTACTAAAACAAAATAAAAATGAGCAAGAAGGAGAAATTTTACGAGTACAAGAAAATTAAAGTGAAAGGTGCTTTCCACCATTTATTTAGAGGAAGTGTCAATGAAAATTGGAAACACCATAATTCAGAGGGTCCCGCTATTGAACCAGTTGACCCAGAAGATAGAAGTATTCCAAAAAAATATTACTTCCATGGGATTGAAAAAACTTATGATGAGTTCAATGAATTTCAACAGAGTAAAGAAGGTTTACCTTGGTATAAAAATCCATCAATGAAGGCTGTAGCTAGATTTTGATACGTTAAACAATTTTATTATATTATAATTATGAAGATAGGTTTTTGTGGTACAATGAGCGTTGGGAAAACAACTTTAGTAAATGCAATAAAAGGACTCCCTGAATTTAAAGATTACACTTTTAAAACAGAACGTTCTAAATATTTAAGAGATTTAGGTATTCCTTTAAATACAGACTCTACAATTAAGGGTCAAACAGTATTTTTAGCAGAAAGGGCAGCTGAATTAATGAATGAAAAAAGTTATAACAGACAGAACAGTTATTGATGTTATGGCATTCACTAGTTTATCAAAAGAAATCCCATATTATATGTCAGATTCATTTGAACAATTTGCTTCAAACTTACTAAGCGAATATGATTATATTTTCTATATTTCACCTGAAGGAATTGCTATAGAAGATAATGGTGTAAGAGAAACTGATGCAGGGTATAGAGAAGAAATAGACATTAGTATACAAAACCTCATAACTAAATACCAATACAAACTTAAAAATTTAGTAGAATTAAAGGGCACCACAGAGGAACGTATAGAATTATTTAAATCAGCAATTTCCTCTTGATATTTATAACAAAATATTTATAACAATGAAAAAATCAACACTTAAAGAAGTTATCAAAAGTGAAATAAAATCACTTCTATTAGAAAATCAAATGGATACAGATGCTGCCTTTAAAACCCTTAGAACGGTTCTTGCTTTCCTCAAAAAACACAACTCATACCCAAACCCAGAACTAATGGAAAAGGCATTAGACATTTTACAACGTGATGAAGTTTCAAGAATGATGGATCGTGAACCTAGCTTCAAAGGTACGGGTGAAAGAGCAGGTTTTGATATGAGAGGAATAGATGAATCATTAAACCCAGAAGTTTCCAAATCATTAGATAGTTTCATTAAATCAATGGCTAAAAGATATGGGTATGAGGAGCAAGATGCAGTATATGCTATTATGGCTGCTTTAGAACAACGAAAATCAGACACAAAATATGATATGCCAGGTTTTGGAGATACAATGGATNCACTAGATGATATTTCTATTAGAGAAGAAGAGGAACCAACATCCGCAGAATTAAAGAAAAAAGATTCAATAGCAGCAACTTCAAATAAACTACAAAAGTTAACTAAAAAAATGAAGGACAAAGCTAAAGAATTCAAAGCAGCTGAGGGTGATGCTAAAGATAAGATTAAGGATGAGTTAAAGAAAATGACTAAAGAAAAGAAACAACTTGAAAAAGCTCTTTAATAACATACAATTAGTTTTTATAATAATATTAGCAGTTGCATTAATTTTAAGCATATTATCCAAACCATCAACTCCAATTGATACTTATGAGGATGAAATAAATCTATTAAAAAAACAAAACAAAGAACTAAGGTTATCTAATGATAGCCTTACTTCAGCTAATGTCAAGTTGCAAGAAGAAATTAATATTATATTGTATGCTATAGATAGTACTGAAGTTGCTTTAAGAGAAACTGAAGCTAAATTAACAGAATTAGAAAAAAGAAGAAATGAAGTACCTAGTATTATTAACAATATGGATAGTGACGATATTACCAATAACATCTCAGACTATCTCAAGAGGAGAAGTAAGGGAAATAATTAATACCAATGGTGATACCTTAATTTTAATGCATCTGGATGATGCTCGAACAATATTAAGCGATCTTTTAGAGTATGAAATAGCAGATAGTCTCCTCATTGCTTATAAAGAAAAGGATAGTTTATGTCAAGAGATAATAGAAATGCAAAAAGATATATTTATAAAGCTTTCCATTAAATCAGACAATCAACAATCTATAATTGATAATTTTGAAGAAATATTAAGCAACAATAAAAAAGAAATTGAGATTAAAGACAACGTTATCAAAACACAAGAAAAAGAAATTAGAAAACAAAAAAGATTGAAAATAGTTGGTTTTATAGGTTCCATTTTATTACCTATAATCACACTAATAGCTTTAACCTAAATGAGTGATATAAAACAAGTTATAAGACAAGAATACCTAAAGTGTGCTAGCGATCCTATACATTTTATGAAAAAATACTGTTTCATTCAACATCCTCAAAGAGGTAGAATACAGTTTTCATTGTTTCCATTTCAAGAAAAAGTACTAACACTATTTCAAGATAATCCCTACTCAATTATTCTAAAGTCAAGACAGTTAGGTATATCTACTTTAACTGCAGGTTACTCTTTATGGATGATGACATTTCACAAAGATAAAAATATACTTTGTATAGCAACCAAACAAGATACAGCTAAAAACATGGTTACTAAGGTAAAATTCATGTACGAAAATTTACCTTCATGGCTTAAAGTAAAAGATGATGAAAACAACAAATTAACTCTTCGCTTATCAAATGGCTCCCAAATTAAAGCAACATCAGCTTCAAGTGATGCAGGTAGATCAGAAGCAGTATCTTTACTATTAATTGATGAGGCAGCCTTTATTGAAAACATAGGTGAAATATGGGCATCCGCTCAACAAACCCTAGCTACAGGGGGTGGTTGTATCGCTTTATCTACCCCTTATGGAACTGGAAATTGGTTTCACCAAACATGGGTAAGGGCAGAAAATAAAGAAAATGATTTTTTACCTATAAGATTACCATGGTTTGTCCATCCCGAAAGAGATGAAGTATGGAGAAAAAGACAAGATGAATTATTAGGTGATCCTAGAATAGCAGCCCAAGAATGTGATTGTGATTTTAGTACATCTGGTGATGTAGTATTCTACCCAGAATATATGGAATACTATGAAAAAACATTTATTAAAGAACCCTTGGAAAGGCGAGGGGCAGATCGTAACTTATGGATATGGGAACCTTGTGATTACTCAAGAACCTATATGGTTATAGCTGATGTAGCTAGAGGAGATGGGAAAGACCATTCAGCTTTTCACATTATTGATGTTGAAAATAATGTGCAAGTAGGAGAATATAAAGGTCAATTAGGAACAAAAGAATATGGTCATTTATTAGTAGGCATAGCAACAGAATATAATAATGCTTTATTAGTAGTAGAAAATGCAAGTATAGGATGGGCAACTATTCAAACAATAATAGATAGAGGATATGATAACCTTTATTATTCACCTAAAGGTGGAGAAGTAAGAGCAGATTCGTATTTTGATAGGTATATGGATACATCAAAAATGGTAGCAGGATTTACAATGTCATCAAGGACAAGACCTATGGTTATAGGTAAATTCCAAGAATACATTTCTGATAAAGGTGTTACTTTTTATTCTAAAAGGTTATTAGAAGAAATGAAAACTTTCATTTGGAGGAATGGTAGACCAGAAGCTCAATCCGGGTATAATGATGATTTAGTTAT